TTAATTTTTTCATTAGTTCCTTTTTACGTCTTTTATTTTCATAAAATACAACATATCTAAACTTTAAAGATCTCTCTCTTCTATATATATTTTCTTCACCAAACATTTCTATGAGCTTTTCTAATCTGTTCTTATGTCCTCTAAATTTATCAGTAATACTTGCAGGATGTAAATCCAAACCTTTTATTGCAAGATCTGAAGTATGTCTTTTATTCATTCCTATGTAATGCCAATTCGATGATTGATAAACAATTCCCAAATGATTATAAGATGAATCAGCATAAGATATTATTATCTCTTTGTCTAATTTTTTTAATGAATTTGATATAAGAAAACTTTCTCCATTCTTTGGTACAGAATCATCTATCCAGAGCCGAGTCAACTCATAGATATTATTCATTTCATCTGCACCACAAAGAGATTTAAGAATTGGATTATATGCAGGAACACCATAACACACTACGCCCATGAGTGTTCCTCCAAAAAATCCACCCTTCTCAAAAATACCAAATGCCTTTGAACATGGTGCTACTCGATGAAGATAGTGTTTTTCTATTACTATTTTCAGTGCTGCAGATGTTTCAATAGATTCTACTGTATAGTCATTCTTATTTAACATAACCCTATTATACCACACCAACCACTAAAAGTCAACATTACAAAATTCTTCCCAGCCCCATTTAGTGATAAAATATGCATCAACAAGATCTGTTACTGGATTAGTCACTTTTTTAGCTTTTGGAGTTAGTCTATCTTTAAGGTCTGGTGGAGTAAGTAGTTCAGCAATAAATGCCTCATACATCAATTCTTTATCAGCATTTCCTTTACCTGTGGCATACTTCTTGATTACAGAAGGTGGTACTGAGGTAAAGGGCTGTTTTACTTTGTGCATTTTATGTTTAAGTAATCCAGTATTCTCTGCTACAGAGCGGACATAAGATTTTCCAGAAGTGGCAAATGCATATCCCTCAATGAAAACCGCCGTCGTGAGCCACGCTTGAGATCCATTAACAATTTCCATAGCCCATTTAGACAATAGTTCATGTCGCTCTTCTTCTGTTTCCCACTCTGGATAAGGATCTGCATGAAGATTTAAAATCCCAGGCGGGGTGGACCTCCTCCGCCTTGGCTTTTCCAGATAATATAGATCACAATCATCAAAATTAAAATATCCATCATCATCAGTCGATTTCCATATACAGATTGCGGGGGATGTCAAAGAGTAATCAATCCCAGCTATCCTCTTGGTCATAATTTCCTTCTACTGGTTCTTCAACTAAACTACTACAAAAAGCACAACATTCAATCGCTTGTCTTGGCATTATATCACCATCATATTTGATAATATACTCTTTGTCGCAATAATCGCATAATACTTCATAGATTATATAGTCGTCTTCATTATCTCTAATTTTTACTGGCATCCATTCCCTCAGTTAAGTAAAATCGGCATATCTTCTTCATTATCATCTTCTTCAAATTGCTTAATCTTTTGACGCCGCAATCTTTCTTCCATCATACGTTTATTCTGATTTACAGCTACATCTGCAAGCTTTTGAGCATGTGCAGTGTAAATCTTTTTCATACCCTCCTCACTAATTATACTATCTTCACGAGGAGGAATTGGTTCAGGCCTTTCACCAGGTTTAAACCAACGATGTCTCCAATCACCTTTAGCCCTATTAATTCTTTCACCAGTTTCAGGATCTACAAGTACTATATTATTTTCAGCATTCTTATCCCAATACACATGAAGAGTTCCAAAATCAATACCATCATCTGTTCTAAATCTCTGGAAAAAGTTTGTATTACCTATTGAATGATAAAACTCAAATCCAGGTTGACTATAGATCATATGCTTAAACTGGACTTCCAAACCTAGTCGCATTTCTTGAAGACTTTTTTCATCCATAGTTAATGTTGCCCCCTTTGGCCAATTTATATGAAATGGTTTCTTATCGTCAGCCATTATCTCTTTTTTGGTGGTATTAATAAAGGTTTCTTTGGTATTTGATACATTTTATCAGCATTAACAGGAAAAACCTTTAATGGAACATCTATTTTCAGGTATCTTCGTTTTCGTACAAGAGTTAAAGTAATCGTATCACCTATATTGTACTTATATATCTCATCTGAAAATTGTAATCCATCATTAATCATTTCGCCATTAACTCCAATGATAGTATCAAATTTCTTTAAACCCTTTGGAAGACTTTCATCTGGTCTTACGAATACTCCAAACGTATTCGGAATAAATTTTGGTTTAAGTTTGGGAAACTCTTTTATTATTTTGTTTCTTTGCTTTATCTGCGCTAACGGCATAATCATAATACCGACTGCTGGTCTATCAACTCTTCCAGAAGCTAACATGGACTCAAGAGATTTCTTTGCAATATCTCCTCTAATTGCTAAACCAACTCCTGCATTTTCAGAAATTTTAGAAATAATTAAAGCATTAATCCCTACAATCTCTCCCTTCATATTCATGAGAGGGCCGCCAGAGTTTCCTTTGTTGATTGCAGCATCAGTTTGAAGTGCTTTGATAAAGGGATGTCTTGAATACCTTTCAGTACTGGAAACAATTCCTTTGGTTACAGTCCAAGCCATACCCATAGGATGTCCCAATGCAAAAACATCTGTTCCAGATTTTATTTTTCCTGCATCTTCTGCAAACTCAAGATATGGAATTGGTTCTTCTTTTCCTATAACTTTAAGTAATGCCAAATCTGCAAGTGGATCAAGACCTATTACATTTACTTCATAATTTTGCCAATCATCCTCATCATAATAATATAATCTGATATAATTTGATTTATAAACACAATGAAAATTTGTGAGAACATGACCAATATCATCAACAACAACTCCAGAACATAGTCCACTTTTCTTGGGTTCTGTTTCTGGATCGACATTGGGGTTCATAGACAGTAATACTACTGACTTTTTTGTCCTTTCAATAACCGATTCAAACTTGAGTTCATCTCTAGCTTCTACTAAAACATTTTCATTTTCTGCAGCTGATATGTTAAACGGTACACACGAAAAAATAATAAAAAAACATATCAAGCTATAATACTTGATGTTTTTCATTCTTACCCTTGAAAAATTGTTGCGGGTAAACCGTTTTTAGATTCTTTTGGTTTTTGGCCTGGTGGCTCATCTTGTGAATCTTTAGGCTTATCCTCTGGTGTCACTATTTTATCATTATCATTCGTTATTGTTTCATTATCTGTTATAATGTGTGTAAAAAAGCTTGGTAGAGTTTTATACTCATTAACGCATTCCATTGCCTTTGTCATAAAAGTATTCCCTCCCCATTCTGGATTAAGAACCTTTTTTTTGTATTCCTTTACTTTATTTTCTTTTCTAATTTTATCCATCACACAAAAACAATGTTCCATCATTTGTCTTTGTGCCAAGGGGTTTGGAATTTGACCTAAAAGAGTTGGATTACTCATAACTACCCATCTTATAGTTCCTTGATAACAGGCTTGGACAGTATCGAATACTAATTGTGATCTCCACTCATCTTCATCCAATATCTTCGGCCATCCCCTGTCATTAAATTCAATCGTCTTATTATCTTCGGCTTTTACTTGACTAACCATAACCATTCCACCAAAGATAAATAACATCAAAAATATCATTGAAGTAAAGATTGTATATTTCATATAGCAATGTACCACAATAAAATGATTATTATAAACAGTTCTATGACAAGAGCGGAATGATACCACACCCATCTAGTTTCGTATAAATTTTCTTCTTTTTCTGATTTGTCACGCCCAAAGATATTAAAAACTTTATCTTTTACATCATCCAACCATATATGTAATTTGTCTTTAAAATTAACTGACATGACGCCTATAGTCCCTTTGTGTGTTTAGGATGGAGTAATATCTACTAACTCACATCCTCCGGCTGAAGTGCATGCAAATTCTTGACTAGCACTTGTATAATCTTTTGTTTCGTATTCTGCCAATGCACCCCAATTTACATTTTTTGGCATTTGTTTTACTAATTCTTTATATTCCTCTTCTGAACAATCTTGATACGGTGCTTGTCTATAAGAGTGATCACTAAATGGTAAAAAACTAATACCACTAATATCATCAAAGTTTTCATACACCCATGCGGCCGTATTAACCCATTCTTCTTCCTTGACGGACACCGTAACACTTGGTTTATGTTCACACCACTCTTTTGCATAAGTATGCCATAGTGATAACTGCTTCCATGCAGTCATATCATTTCTACAAATTGCCCCCTTAGGACTCTTTGCGGGAAAAGAAAAAACTGTAGTATGATCCGGCTTACTAACATCCGGCTCATTAGGAAAACCTTCCTTTATCATCATTTTACACAGGGGATCTTTATTATCCGCTCTTACTGTACGAACATAATAAGGATTATGGCGGGCATGGATGCCAGAAGCAGAATCAACGAGCTGAGAAACAGTACCCGATGGTTTAACACAAGTAATTGCGGCTGCTCTATTGATTCCAAGTTTTTCAGCATATTCTTTGTTAGTTTCTACTGCTATATCTCTAAGTTCATTTAATGTCTTCTTTATATTTCCCTTAGTTCCGTTTGTTATGGCACAATCCATGATTCCGGTGAGACTAACTCCCAGGAGTCGCTCATCCTCACAATTTCTTCCCCATTCTCTTGAGAGGTATTTGAAACTTGTGAGGGTTGATTGGAAAGTTCCAATGATAGTCGCAATGCGCACTTTGTCTTTGATAGACTGCAAAGTGTCGTTGCTTCTGACAACAACTTCGGAGAGGTTGCAGAATTCTCTGGATCGTAAAATGATTTCGCTGCAAGGATTTGTGCCGAAATCGTCTCGCGCCAATCTTCGTTGAATGTATGTGCCATGTTCGTCCTTTTCTCTAGTATTTAGGTCATTTACATGATACTTCGCTGATAATCCATTGTAAATACCACGTTCTCCAGACTTTGAATCATATAGGGAAAGCCACTCACGCATGAATGTCCCAACATCTGGTTTTTCTTTATAATTAACGGAATTGTTTGCTAATGATCTTTGTTTGTCTTTTTCCCACCATTGACCAGATTTTGCAAATCGCATTTCTCTATCGTTGAGATCAGAAAGACTGATAAGAGCAGAGCGGCGGACACCACCCACGACAACAATTTCTGCGATTTTACAAACGATATCATGACATTCTATTGGTTTAAGTTTTCTTCCTATAGCACTTTTGATTGTACTGACCATAAAATTAAATAAATCTACTAAAGGATCAGGACCAGAAGCACGACCGCCAAAAGTCTTCAATGGTGCACCTGCGGGGCGAACTTTACTTACATCCCACTTTGGTATATGTCCTCCATAAAGTAATGCCACGAGCTCTTTAAACGCCCTAGCCCACCCTAATTTAGAGTCTGCAACGACAATAGTAGTATCTGTTTCATATAGTTGATCTGGAACTATTGGAAGTTGATTTGTATATTCTTCTTCTACCGAAAACCCCACGCCTGTACCATTCATTAGTACATAGAGAATTTCATCAAATGATCTGAGTTGATCTACTTTTACGTAGGCACAATTATATCCAGAAACATTTTCTTTTTCTAATGCAGGTCCTGCCGTCATTAAACATCTCATAGACGGCATGACTTTTAATTCTTTAACCGCATTTGCGAGGTCTAACATTTCTCCATTTTCTAATACGAATCCACATGTTTTATCTAAATGATCCGTAAAAAAATCAAAATATCGTTCTACTGTTTCATCCCATGTTTCTCTTCGACCATTGTCATAATCCCATCTTGCATATCTTGATAAATGAATAAATTGTTGGTATTCGGTAGGTAGCATGATTTCCTCTTTCTAGTTCTAATTTTTCTAATTTGGATAGTTCTTCAGGTCTATGACATATTAACTGGCACATTATAAATTTAATGGACATTTCTCCACTCTCTGGCTGCCCAATCCGCTTCCAACCCCTTCATAGTAGTTTTATTTATCATTTCAAGAATTTCATCAATTGACAACTCACTAATAACTAA